CGTCGATTGTCTGTTTCATTCAAGCGGCTCGCCAAAACGCTCCGCCTCGAAGGCGCGCACGTCAGACAACTTGTAAAGCAGTCGACGCTTGCCGAATTGCACATTTCGTGCATGCGGCGGTTGACGACGGTGTCGCCATGAACGCAGCGTGTTCGTCGAAATGCCCCAGCGCGCGGCAAGCTCGGAAATCGACAACCACTGCTCGCGCGGCTCTTCTCCGCGCGGAAGCGCGGGTTCGTATGTCGTGACGTCAGACATCGTCATCCTCCTCATCTGTTGAACGCACAAGCTCGCCGTCACCGGTGACGGCGAGCGGGACATCATGCATCGCCACGTCCTGGCCAACCGCAATGGCTGCGCGCACTGGCCAACCGCAATGGCTGCGCGCAAGCGCGCCGCGCCGCGCGGGTTGGTCGGCTCAGAGACCGCCTCCGCGTCGAGGTCGGTCACTACGCCGCTGGCGTCGTTGTCAGCAGCGATGACAGAATCAAGATCCGCTGACGATGGCAGCCGCTTTGCCAGGCGCTTGATCACCGTCTTGCGTGCCATTTCGTCCCACCAGTTGACCCAGGGGCCATTGTCCCTGGCGCGGCTGGCGGCTCGCACGCGCTCGACATCGGCGACAGACATGACCTCGCGATAAGTGGCGTTGTCTCTCGTGCGCGCGATGGCGTAGACCGCGATGGCCTTCCCACGGTCCTCAAGAGATGGCTTGTGGCGGATTCGCTCATCGTCGCCCAGCACGTAATCGAACGTGTCGTGCTCGTAGACGACGTGGGCTGCGATGCTCGCCAGTTCACCACTGTTTCTGACTTTTTTCAGGATGCCAGCCAGCATGGGCATGTACTGCACAACCGGCCCGTTTTTTGTTTTGAAAACAACAGGCGCGGCTTCCCGGCCGTCGAGCAGCAGGCCGTCCTGCGCAGCGCGCATGCAGGTCGCGAGCAGACTTCGTCGATCAGCATCCAGCAGCGCTGGCTGCATCTGCACAGCAGTGAGCGCAATGCGAACGAACCGCTCGACAGGGATCTGCGCCGGCAGCGCGGCGGCGAATTCAGCCGACATGCTGGTCAGCGTGTTCCGCATCTGCGTCATTGTCGTGAGCGCTGTCTCCATTTTATCTCTCCCTCTTCAGATTTACATTGAGTTGGCGATAGCCAGCACGCGCACCGATGCGCTGGCCGATCATGTCCTCGGTAATGAGTTTTCCAGACGAAGGGCGAACCTGCCCCGCCGCGATGGTGCCCCATGGCCCGGTGACCCGCTCGGCGGTTCCGATGAGATCGAATAAATGCGCCCTGCACGCCTTCTTTTTTGTGTTGAGATCCTCGATGAGGTCGCCGAGGCGGCCGTGTTCGCGAGCTAATTCCTCGATTTGCTCGTTGCCTGTGGCATCAAGCGTTTCGCCGTGCTGCGACGCAGCATGTAAACGCTCGATGACATCATGATCGCGAGCGTAATCTATGGGCGGCGGAACCGCGCCGTCGACGCTCTCCCAAAAGGCAGCGACCTTAGCTTCGATGGCGCGACCGATGTCGTGGTCAACGTCACGACGTATGATCTGTGCCTCGTTGCCGCCGACCAACGCGGCGACCACGCCCCATTGCATGCCGCTCACGAGCAGTTGATGCTGGATCTGCAGCTCGATGTGAGCGGGCGCTTCGTCATCCAGCCACTTGCGTTGGTATTGCCGCGCGTCGACGTTCTTGATCTCCAGCAGGCCAGGCCCGTCCACGTCAGAGTCCGCCACGATAATTCTGTAATCAAAGCTAGCGCCGATTCGCTTCGCTTTATCGCGCATGTAGACGTTCATCTTTTCGATTTGCCACGCACGATCCGCAGCTACGCCATGGGCGATAGATGCTTCTAGCCGCTTGCCCCACGTCATGCGCTCGGTTGCGCGGGTGATGACCTGCTGCTTTTCGCGCTTCTCGATATACAATTCGTAGGCAGTCTTGTAGGGCGAAAGGCCGAATATGGCTGCGATGTCCGTGCTCGTAACGTCGAGCGAGCGCTCCTTCAACCACTGCTCTTCGCTGGAAATCTGGATCGTCTGTGCATCGATCATGCGATTGCCCCAAGCTATTGTGTGGTATCATGCTCCACCGCGCTGCAAACGTCAAGGTAAAAATGCATCGAAACATCGTTGACCGCGCAGCGACACTGTGATAGCATCTCATCATGCGAATCGACCTGCCGTGGCCCTCTGGAATTTTGTCGCCGAACGCCCGCGTTCATTGGCGCACCAGCGCGCGGGCTAAGAGTGTCTATCGCCGTGCGTGCTGGGTTGCGACGCTGCAGCAGATCGACTGCTCGAAAAATTTTCTGCGCGAAATTCAATCTGTCCCTGTCACCATCGATTTTGCCCCGCCAGGCGGGCGAAAGGTGCGCGATCTCGACAACTTGGTGGCCGCGATGAAGAGCGGCCTTGATGGAGTAGCGGACGCGCTGCGCGTGGACGACGCCATTTTTCAACCTCTGACGGCTGTCGTGAGCGCGCCCGCAGGCAAGGGGAAAGTAATAGTCACCATCATGTCGGGCGAACCGTGAACTACTACAGTTTTCACATAGGTGATTACGCCTCCCACACGCGCGGGCTCACTCTGCTCGAAGATCTCGCGTACCGCAGGCTGCTGGATGCGTATTATTTATCCGAGGCGCCGCTCGCTGGTGATGCGAACACCATTGCAAAAATGATCGGTATGCCCGACAGCGTGGCGGACGTAAAATACATTCTCGACCATTTTTTCATATTGTGTGTCTACGAAACCAAGGACGTCTTTTGCAACCGCCGCGCTGACCGCGAAATCGCGCGTTACAGGGAGATTGTCGAGCAGCGCGTCGCCGCCGGACGCGCGTCTGCCATGAGACGGCAGCAAGCGTTGAGCGACCGCTCAACACACGTTGAGCAATCCATTATCCAGAATCCATTATCCAGAATCCATAAAGACTCAATAAAGGAGAGCAAACCACGTCGTGCGGTCACGGGACGTCAGCTGCCAGACGATTTTAAGGCAAATCAGGATCATCAGGACATGGCTGTCAAGCTGCAGCTCGACATAGAGACAGAGTGTGCGCAATTTCGTGATCATCACCTCGCACGAGGAACGGTGATGAAGAGCTGGGACGCTGCGTTCAGAACATGGCTTCGAAACGCATATCGATTTCGAGTTGCAGGGACGACCGGTAAGCATAGATGGCCGGGCGCCGGCAAACAAACATATCGTGGAGGCGTGAACAGTGACAATACGTTCTGAAGAGAACTTTCCCAGTGTCGAGCCCATCGACACGGGTCCAGTCGCCATCTCGACGATGGTTGAGAGCCGTACGTGCAAGACCCATGGCGACTATGCAGCGAAGCTGTTTCGATTCCGAGACGATGGGCTGTGGGTCGGCGGTCACTGTCCGCAATGTCTCGACGAGCAGGACAAAGCTGACCGCCTGCGCGCAGCCTGCGCAGAAGATCGCGCGAGGCTGCAAAAGATTGAAAGGTTGAGCGAATGGGCGAAGATACCGCGCCGATTCCAGGGGAAGACGCTAGATAGCTATCAGACCTCCGACGCCGGCGAGGACAAGGCGAAGAAAATCGCAATATGGTATTGCGAGACCTGGAGCGAGAGGCTCGCTAGCGGCACATCGCTCATTTTTTGCGGTGAGCCCGGCACCGGCAAGACACACCTCGCCTGCGCCATCGGCCAGCGCCTGCTGGCGACCGGCACGTCTGTGCTGTTCACTACAGCCGCCGACTGCATGCGCCAGATAAAGTCCACGTACAATCGTGATAGCGTCATGACCGAGACGGCAGCGATCAGTATGTACACTTCTCCAGATTTGCTGATCTTGGACGAGGTCCATGTCCAGACGGGCAGCGATCACGAGATTCGACTCATGTTCGAGCTTGTAAACCGACGATATGAGCGTATCCTGCCGACAATAATTATTTCGAATCTTGAGGCCGTAGCACTCAAGCAATTCCTCGGCGACCGAATAGTCGACCGTCTGCGAGAGGGGCGCGGGCAACTCATACAGTTCACCTGGAGTTCGCGCCGCGCTTGAGGTGGCTGATTACGCCTTGACACCCGCAAGGTCATCACTATTATTCCTGTTCTGATGACATACCGAACAAAACCCAAGAAACGTGGGAGACCAGTCGAGCCGGTCCCTCAAGACCATCAGGACGCAATCATCGCGTGGATCGCAGACGGGAAACCACTGCGCGAATATTGCCGCATGCAAGGCGCGCCAAACTGGCGGACTGTCTACGCTTGGCTGGAGAAAGACCCCCCCTTTTCGGCACGCTTCGCGCGTGCGCGCGATGCCGGCGCCGACGCAATCGCCGAGGAGGCGCTGGCGATCATCGACGCCACGCCGTCGCGCGCTGAGACAGATGGCAGCAGCCGCGTGGACCCTGGCTACGTCCAATGGCAGCGCATTCGCGCGGAATATCGGCTAAAATTGCTGGCAAAATGGAATCCGCGTCGGTACGGTGACCGTCTTGACCTTTCGTCAGACAGCGCGGCAGGGTTGCTGATCCGTGTGGATCTGAGCCCGCGCGCCGAGGACGAGAGTTGAACGCTCGTTCAACAGTCGTTTACCGCCCGCCGGGGGATGTCGCTGCGAAGTTTATGGCGTCGAACGCCTTTTTTCGCGGGATCTCCGGCCCGTTCGGGTCCGGCAAAAGCACAGTGTGCGTCATGGACATTTTGCGCCGCGCCCAACATCAAACGCCAGGCCGCGACGGTAAGCGACGCAGCCGCTGGGCGGTGGTCCGCAACACCTATCCAGAGCTGCGCACAACGACAATCAAAACCTGGCACCAGTGGGTGCCGTCAACGATAGGC